CTTATTACGATGCATCATCGTTATCTCCTAATTGCGGGGCGATCTTTTCAGATCACCCCCCTTGTATTTAACTACGACTCTTAACCTGCTTGCCCAACGCTAACAGTTTCGGAGCCTCATGTAAAGCAAATTTACCATCAAAATCATCAAAAATGCCCAATTCGTAAAGATCAAAATCGTCTGGATGCGCATACATCTGATTATCTGGCGCATTACGATTGACTTCATCTTGAAAACTACGAATAGCAACTCCAGTAGCAGGTAAAAAAAACGGGCGACCATAGCACTCTGCCGCCCTATCCCTGATAGTACACACTAACATCTTCATAGTAGATCCTCACGTCAAACTACGTTTAAGCAAGGAAAGTCGGGCTTTCGCCACTTTTTCCTTTGCTGCCAATCTCTCAACAGTATTATCTTCATACTTGTCTCGAGCTCTCTTTTCTCGCTCAAACTCTATCCATTCAAAACTGATAGGGTCTTCGGCCTTGTACTTTTTATCGTAAAAGCGAGGTGGCCGAACCTTTCTGCCGTTAACCACGACAAAATCATGTGGGTAAACGTCATCCTTAAACTCCTTATACCAGTCATAACCTATGCCTGGCTTCAAACTCATCTTATTAAACTCAGGTCTACGCTGCGAAACCTCCCCAGTATCTGGGTCAACCCATTCATAATGTTCGGCTTGTTGCTTACCGTTAATCTTTTTCATGATGTAACGGGCAACGTACGCAGCCGATTGAAAGTTGACCTCTCCGAGGGAGGAATAACCAAAAGGCCACAGCTTTTCAAGCTGTTCGGATCTAAAAATTCTACTGCCAACATCCGTCCGCTTCCAAAGTTTCTTATCCGAAAAATCGAAGTTGAAAACGCAGGCATGGAAGTGAGGTCTGCCAAAATTTTCGCCATATTCTCCTGCCATATAAAACCTAATCGGATACTGACCCTCTACGGGGTCAATTCCTCTATGCGCCTTACGCAAACGCTTCATGAACTTCTGAAAATGATCATAATGCAAACTCTGATCTGCCGGCAAGTTCTCATCGTTATACGTCAACGTAATAAAACAATTGTTTGTATACCTACTTGCCTCATGCAAACACCTAATCGCCCATTGGCGAGAACGCTCAAGCCGACATCCTACGCACTGACCGCATGGCAGCGTGAGGCTGCGCACAATATCGTGCCTGGCGCTCTCATAGAAAACAACGTCCCCTGCTGCCGTTTTCCACGCCGATAACGGGTGGAAACAGGGCACGTTACAGTCGCCATCCGCCGCGCATAGGGTTACTACGCATATTGGCGGACTTCGTCCGCATAGAACCCCTACGAAACTTCTTAGCGGCTTTATATTTATTCATTGGTCTGCGACGCATCATATTTTTTCTCCTTTTGGTGTCACCTAGCACAGTTACATCAAGTAAATCACTGTGCTTGCTCGCCCTGAACGGGCTCGCTAGGTGACGAAACGACCGCCTGAACGGTCTCTTGAGACAGAAGGCCCAATGCCTTCATCTCATCCTTATTAGCCTCATCTGAGGCAAATTCAACGAAAAGAGCGGGATCATTATCAAACTTCGCCCTAACCTTAGCCGGCAACGCAAGGAAGGAGTCTTGCGCTGCCATTACCGCATTAAGGGCAGACTGATAATCAGTAATCCCGCTAAAATCACCATATTGAGGCTGAACGCTACCAGAAGGTAGCTGGCCAGTAACATTAAACTGGCGCAAAATATTATTAATATCGCACTCATCTCTAAATGACTGCTTAGTCCTACTAGGACGAGTAAAAACAAACTTGGCAAGATCACTATTCTTGTCACGATCATAGGTAATTGGATTCTTAACACGACTCATCGCCTCAATCCTTTAATTGCATTAATAACAGTATCTATAAGCGGTTTGGCTTGACCAAACTCGCGTCCCAAATTATTTAACGTCTCTATAGCCGTAACTTCACTCTTTAAAATAGTTGTCTCTTCTGACAACTTCTTAACCATAGCTTTAAAATGATTCTGAATATCTGTCTGGCTCATATTCTGAGCCTTCATCAAACTAGCTTGTTCACCAAGCATAATAACCATCGCTTTAAGACGATCTTCCTCGGAATCTAAATTCCGAATTTCCTTCTTAAGCTTCTCAACACCCTGCTGCACAAACTCAGACTCATAACCAACCTTAATGGCCTGTTCGGCCTGTAATGCCGAACTAGCACCCGCTGTCTGTTGTTGTGCATAACTCTGTACTGCAGGTGTAAAAATGTCTGTTATCTGAGGCATCTGGGCGGAATACATTGCACCGCCTGGCGTCGTAGCGCCACCTCTCATAGCTGCCAACATAGGGTTAATACCTGCAGCCTTTAAATCAGCGACCGCCCGCTGATAAGCCGTATTTGACATACGCTCTTGAAAATCCATCTGCTTACTAGCAGCCTCTGCTGTAGCAGCATTAGCCGCAGCTGCGGCAGCCTCTCTAGCCTGATTAGCCTGGCTACCACCAAACAAAGACGCTGCTGAACTAATAAATGGCGCAATAGGCGAAGCCGCCTTAAACGGCTCCGCTATTACTTTAACCGCATCTAATATACCCATTAGAAATGATCAATCAGTCCAGGCACTGAATACAACGGCATTGGACGTGCCTGTCTTACATTAAAAAACGCATCAAACAGGAACTGCTTACCGTTTGCTGCATCACCTATAGCCACAATCCGCTCTACCGGCGGTGTGTCTTCAATAAACTCATCGTTCAACGCTGGCAAAGTCCCAAATTCTTGGGCCAAATGCCAAGCATCTAATGTACCCGCTGCCGTTGAACGGAAATAACCAGTAATCTGGCTGGGCTTATACCGATATTCTGCCCAACGCTCCTGATAGCCAAATACATCGTCATCAGTAGCTGTGCCAGTGCAATAAATTTCTTTATTAAGCACTGCCTGCTCACCAAGTGTGGCAAACGCTGGGAAATAAAAATCGTAACGTGTAGACCTTGACCACATACGTGGAAGGCCCTGCTGATATGTTAAATCAGCACGAACCGACACTAAACCTATAAGCACCCCGTGCTCAGTAGCATTGTACGTAAATCCGTGATTGTACGCGAGAGCCGTGCCAAAAGCGGCCAAATTGCCTTGCGGACTAGTATCCTCAGCAAGCCCTGTGGCGCTAGTTTGGGCAACGGGATTAATAGATACGGGAGTGCTACCACCACCAAGATATTCAGGGCGCTGCAAACGAGCATCAGGACTGACAACTCCAAAATGCGAACGGATAATTTCAGTATAACGAGTACCGCCACGGGCGTCCCTTTCTAGCAGCTTCTGAATCTGGAAAGACTGCCGTAATTGATTAATTGTTGCAGCTGTAGCTGTCGACAAATCAGCAACTAAACCACTCGTATAAGTTAACTCGTTTGTGGGTGCAGATGAACCTGGCATCTGATAATAACCACTTAAACCAGCCTGATACGTACCGCGCAGCGCTGCATCATTAGTACCATCATTAAACAACAAACGGCCACCAGAAGGCAAAACATCCGCCGTTCCGCCTAAAGGCAACGTAACCGCCTGACCCTTCTGTGGCCATGGTAACGAACTAGTAAAATAATCGTGTCGCTTACCGCGACGACGTAAAACATAATCTGACGGGCTATCCGGGCCGTCATCAATATCAACGACTGCAGAATCTTGTAAATTCTGATCTCTAAACCACTCATTCCAAATTAGGTTATACGCACGGGTCCAAAATGCACAATGCGTAACCGTATTTGGAGCTGAGATCTGGCCTGCCGTAGGCAGTCCCATATAATCTTGCAGTGAATTCACTGCATAACCACCGGCCGGACTTGTTGTCTCAGGCACGGTGTAATCTATCGAACTGTCAGGATCTGGGTATCTTTCACCCATAAACTTCTGCCAATTCTCCCAAACCAACCGGTTTGGAACAAAAAAGAAAAACGAATCAAGATGCATGTTATCCATAATTGGAAACAATGGCGTAGCCAATCGGGCAAACGCCGTCATCTGTAAATTAATCGTATCTCCAGGAAGAACTTCATCCACATATACAGGAATCAAGTATCCCGCATCAAACGTCGTCTTATACGACTTCTGTGAATCAAACTTAGACCGAGGAATATCAGCTCGCGGAATCATAGCGAACTGATGGACATTTACAGACTTATTACGATGCATCATCTCTCACCCCTTAGTTGCGGGGTGATCTTTGCAGATCACCC